AGAGCGACGCGTGGGCGTGGCGGGAACTCACTGGTACTCGCGCTCAATCTCAAACTTGGGTCGCATGACGTCAGGTGGGATCGTGCTGAGGTTGAAGATGCTCACTGGGGTGCGGGGGTTGAGGGGCTCGCTGCGGAAGTCGCGGTTGGCGTTACGCAGAACACCACCCAGCGTCTCGGGGTAACCAATCTGGCTGCGTGGGTCCAGGTAGTTCTGGTTGCCCAGGATCTTGTCTGGGCTGAACTGACCAAAGTCCTCGGTGGCCACAACGTCGCGGGGAATCAGGCTGGCGGACGACACGGTCTGACCGATGTTGTCACCCATGGAGGGAACCTGGGCAGGCATCATCATGGTCGTCTGAGCGGCACCGCCGCCCAGGACGGGGCCGGTGGCCACATTCATACCCATGACGCCCGCCATTGGGGCGGCGTACCCACTCTTCTTCCCCGAGAACAGGAGAAACAAAATAATGACGACGAGGACAACGATCGCCAGACCCTTGCGATTCATTTATACTAGGTCGCGATATTTTTTCCCCACGGAGCCCCCTGAATTTTTGGACTGGGTCAATCCAGAAAATCGGCTGGGTCCTCCTCGTCCTCGGGCTCGTCCGTGAACATGTACTCCTTGGGGGCCGGCGGCTTGGGGGTTCCACGGACGCGCACCTGAAGGACGCGCCACACGGGACCGAACGACTTTTTCAGGAACCATAGACCGGCGAGCTCAAACACGACATCGCAGGTTGTCTCCGCCTTGACGTCCTGAATGGGAACGGGATTCTTCTGGGTGTCGAATACGGTCGTGGTCACCTGACCCCGGACGGCCGCGAGCGAGGCGCTCAGTGTGCCATCCGTGACGCTCTCCTGGTAGGCGTTCAGAATCGTCTCATCGGACAGCTCCTTGCCGAACCACTCCACCTTGGACTCCTTCGCCTTGGACACAATTTGTTCGTCGATCGTCTTGAAGATTTCAAGACTCGCTGGAACTTTGAACCCCACGGACTTGGCCTCGAGCGCGTCCTGAAGCACGAGACCGTTCACCTGATGCGTCGCACCGGAAATGCGCAAAAAGTACCGACCGTCTGGGAGCTTCTGGGGCTTTCCGTACTCCATCTCTGTAGTACAAGTACAAAAATATTCTTTAACTCTTATAGGGGACCATGTCCAATTCTTGCAATGCTCGATACATCCTGCAAGATTGTTCATGTCTGACGGATCCATTGGATTACTATTCGAACGTGTGTGGGTACATAAGTAAAGAAAGTGGTCTGCTGTACCAATGCGATCCTGGGTGCTGTGCTGGGACGTGTGCAAACACAAATCCCGAAATTGGTCGAATTGAAAATCGGCCTTCTGCTGGGTTGAAGCTTCCAGCCGGCTTTGGTGTCGACATGCAACAGAGCGACCAGCCAACGCAGGTGCCTGGGGCTGCGGATTTCCCGCCGCCTTCGACGAGTGGGTATAAAGTATGGGAGATTTTGCTCATTGCTTTTATTCCGTTACTTCTCGCGCTCGTCATGGCGTTTTTCCTGACTTAAAGAGGCGAGGCGTCTGTAGAGTACACACAGCGATGGCCACCATTGAGAATGTGCAGACTGCGATTGACGCCCTGACGAAGGAGGTTCACGCCCTCCGCAAGGACATGAAGAAGATCCGTCAGCACTTTGAGGACCCGACTGGCGAGAAGCAGGCGGCCCGTGTGAAGAACAACGGGTTCAACAAGCCTCTGGGCGTGTCTGACAAGTTGCGCGCCTTCCTGGGCCTGGCGGCCGATGAGAAGATTTCTCGGTCTCAGGTGACTCGCAAGATGAACGAGTACGTGGAGGCGAAGGGCCTGAAGGCGGGCCAGAACATTAGCCTGGACGACACTATGAAGGACCTGCTGCAGGTGCCCGAGGGCATCCAGGTGACTTTCCTGAACATCCAGAAGTACATCAACCCGCACTACATCAAGGAGCTCAAGCCCGAGGGTGAGAAGAAGCCCCGTGCCAAGAAGGCTGCTGTCGAGCCCGCACCTGGTGTGATCACGACTCCCGTGGAGTCGGTCTCGGACGCCCCAAAGGAGAAGAAGCTGCGGCCCAAGGTTGCCAAGCCCGCCGCTGCCTAAATGACTTAAAACAAAACCACGTGTGTAATATAACATAAGACAAAATGGAGTCTGAACAACTCGAGGTTCAAACACCCCCTCCAGAACTTTCACGCGATTTCGTGAATGCTCTGGTCGGGACCAAGGTCAAAGATTTGAAATTGTATCAACGCGCATTTACACACAAGAGCGCCTTGAAGCGCTACGTGGGTCTCACGGACTCGTACGAAACGCTCGAGTTTATGGGCGATTCTGTCCTTGGATTTATCATCACGAAACACTTGTTTGACCTTCACGAAAAGGAGCAGGAGGGGTTCCTGACCAAGGCGCGCACGAAGATGGTCCGGGGCAAGACCCTGTGCGCCATCTCCAAGGTGCTTGGACTCCACGAACACATTTTAATGGATGAAAAGGGTGAACGCAACGGCTGGAACACAAACGAGCACATTATGGAGGATGTGTTTGAGGCCATCGTAGGTGCCGTGTACCTTGACCTGGGGATGGTCCACGCCAAGCGGTTCGTGCTCGACTCGTTCACCAAGGTGGAAACGTCGTTTGTAGACGACAATTGGAAAGACCAGCTCATGCGGTGGTGTCAGGCGCTCAAGTACCCTTTGCCCGAGTACCGTCTTATGGGCCAGATGAATGGTCAGTTTTTCATCACCATCGTGGTCGACGGGCTCGAGTGTGGTTCTGGTTTCGCCCTGACGAAGAAGCAGGCGGAGCAAAACGCCGCTGAAATCATACTTAAGACGGATCCACGGTTTAAGAATAAGAATGGACCACCCAAAGTTGTGCGTCCGCACCAGAGCGAGTGAGCTCATCGCGGCAACCTACGCCGAACAAAGGTCTCAGGAATGGTTAGATCTTCGTGAGACTATGATTACGGCAAGTGACGCTGCAAGTGCAATCGGTGAAAGTCGTTACGAAACGGAAGATGCATTTGTGAAAAAGAAGGTCCTACGGACCAAGTGGGCGGGGAATGCGGCGACGGCCCACGGGACGCTCCTCGAGCCCCTGGTTCGGGATTTGTATGACCAAAAATTCAACAGAAAGTCGCATGAGATTGGTCTTGTTCAGCACCGCGAGTACCCTTGGCTTGGCGCGTCACCGGACGGTATCACCGAGGATGGAATTTTGGTAGAAATTAAGTGTCCTTTGACCCGGAAGATTGAGGCCAAGGTGCCCAAGCACTACTTGCCCCAGGTCCAGCTCCAGTTGGAGATTACCGATCTGGAGGAGTGTGACTTTGTGCAGTACAGGCCGGCGAGCATCGAAGATGCGAGACCCGAGGAGTTTGTGGTTGTACGCGTCCATAGAGATCGCGAGTGGTTCGCGCGTGCCTTGCCCGTGCTCGAAAGGGTATGGCAACGGGTCTTGAAGGGCCGAGCCCACGGTCTATGTGAGATTCTAGACGACCCGCCCTACATAGAGAAAGAAATCATATGTGAAATCAAGGAGGAGGATGAACTCTGTGGAGGAGGCCTACACGCAGATGTTTGCCAAGAAACCCGAGTGCAAACACAAGAACAGGTTCCTGACGTGTCGTGAGTGCTCAGGGGCGTTTTGCGCGCGGTGCATCCAGTTGGAGGTACACGAGTGTCCCAAACTGGGTGAACGGTCTAAAACCGAAAAAGAGAATTTAGCCAAAAAATTGGTCAAGGTGACGACCCCAAAAGTGCTTACTTTTTGATACGGGTCAGGAGGTACATGACGATGACGATAATAACCAGAAGGACCAGAGGGTCCTTAAAGAGTTTCTTGACCTTTCCTTGAATCGTAGTACCCGCACCACCCATCCAGCTCCAAGGAAGCTCGGGCCTGTACCACGTCACAGTACCGTCTGAGTACTCGAACTTGCGCGTAGGAAACGCGGAGTGGGGCGCATAGTTGGGGTCGATCGTCTTGAGATGCACGTTCCCTGAAAGATCTCGGGGCTTGAGGTTCATGTCAAGATCGTCACTATAATCAACAGGCTTTTCATCGATGCCTGTAATGTACGATCCATCGATAAAGAGATCCTTGCGAAATCCGTCTTTTGGAACGCCAAAGTCGCCCGTCCACGTGGTCGGGTTGAAGAGATCAATCTGGAGACGGTCGTCAATCATAAGGCGCGACGCCATGTTCTACATTACGTGTATATTATTTTTGTTCGGCTGGTAAAATTTGGTCTTGACCTTTTGTTGGTGGAGCTCCCACATTTCATCGAGGTCAACCTCAAGCATAGACGCAAGCTGGAACAGGTAACTGAACACGTCACCCATCTCCATGATAATGTCCGTCCCTCGGTCCTTCTTGAGCCCAGACTTTTTGTAAATTTGTTTATTTTGCCTGATACTCGACGCGAGTTCCCCCATTTCTTCGTTCAAAAGCATCCAGACGATGCTTATGGGCGCCTTGTCCCATCCCTTTTGTTGGCAAATGGCAGCAGTTTCGTCACGAAACTTATTCATTGATCTTCAAACACCCGAGTCTTTTAAGTGACGAGACGGGCCAGAGGCTTGCGAAAGAAGTACACGACAAAGCATGCGGAGAGAAGAAAGGCAATTTCGCTCGCGAGCTTCCAGTTTTCCACGACGTTTTGATTTTGTGTGCGCGCCTCGGCCCACGGCTCGATGATGGCGTTGCTGAAGAGGCGTATGCTCCGCTCGATGGCGAAGAATATGAGAAAGCCAAAGAGAATGTCGTCAAGTGCTCTCATTTATATTAACCTAGAAAATCCCAAACTTGAAGTTTGACGGAATCTTGTTGCCGTACGTGCTCGTGCTGGCGGGCACCTCGAGAGGGACGGGGTTCTCGGCAATATCACGCAGGTACACGAGCTGCTGGAGCATGCCTGTAGAAATTGTGGACTGGGCGCGCTTCACGACTTCGGCGTTCATCGCTTTGACCTGGTTCTTGACGTCCGTGTACGGGTCGGCCGCGAGGTCCGTGTACACGACACGCATGAGGGACTGCACGTCACCGTCATTCTGACGACCAATATCGTACCCCGTCTTCGACTTGATATAATCAAGGAGGTTCTGGTGGATAGTCTCCTTGTTAAACTCGGAAAAGAAGGCGCTGCCCAGTGGCGTGGCGATGCTCAGACGAATGGGCTTGAGATCGTACGTCTCCATATTGAGATACACTGATAAAAAAAACAGACCCTAAAAATACAATGAAGGTGGTCAAGCGGTCTGGGGATGTTGGTGAGATGCTTTTTGACAAAGTGACCCAACGAATTTCAAAACTAAATAGGAGCCCAGAGTTTGAGGTCCTGAGTGTTCAACCGGACAAGGTGGCCCAGAAGGTTTTCACAAGTATGTATGATGGCATTTCCACGAGCGAAATTGATACTCTGAGTGCCGAGGTGGCGATTGGTATGATTACAGAACACCCCGACTACGAGACTCTTGCGATGCGCATCACCGTCTCGAACCTTCAGAAGACGTGTCCCAAGACGTTTAGCGAATGTGCACTGGCCCTCCACGCCAAGGGTATCCTTTCTGACGAGTTTATGAAATCCGTTCGGCTTGAGATGGACACGTGGGTTCAACCGAAACGGGACTATGATTTTGGGTACTTTGGAATCAAGACGCTCCAGAAGGGGTACCTCCTTCATGGAGAGACGCCTCAGTACATGTTTATGCGTGTCGCCTTGGCGATCCATGGCCAAGACTTTGAGAGTGCGCGCCAGAGTTACGACCTCATGTCCCAAAAGTATTTCACGCACGCGACCCCTACCCTGTTCAATGCCGGAACAAACCGACCCCAAATGTCAAGCTGTTTTCTGTTGGCCGCAAAGGATGATTCCATTGAGGGTATTTACGATACTCTGAAGGAGTGTGCGCAAATCTCCAAGTGGTCTGGTGGGATCGGCTTGCACATCAGCAACATTCGGGCAAACGGAACACCTATCAAGGGCACCAACGGTGTGGCGGACGGGATCGTGCCTATGTTGCGGGTATTCAACAACACGGCCCGGTACGTCAATCAGGGTGGCGGGAAGCGTAAAGGGTCATTTGCCGTGTACCTGGAGCCATGGCACGCAGACATTATGGAGTTTCTCCAGTTGCGTCTGAACCAGGGTGATGAAGAGGCTCGGTGTCGCGACCTGTTTACGGCCCTGTGGATCCCCGACCTGTTCATGCAAAAGGTCGAGGAGGACGGGGACTGGTACCTCATGTGTCCGAACGAGTCACCCGGTCTCCAGGACGTCTACGGCGAAGAGTTTAACGAGCTGTACCGTACATATGTCGCACAGGGACGATACAGGAAGAAGGTCCGTGCACGGGAGGTGTGGGATCGTGTTCTCCGTTCACAAGTTGAGACGGGCACACCGTATATGGGGTACAAAGACTCTGTGAATGAAAAGTCAAATCAAAAAAATATCGGAGTCATCAAATCTTCAAACTTGTGCCATGAAATCATGGAGGT